CATTATATTAAAAAATATATTTTATAAAATTATTGTATCAATAAAAGTATTTAAACAATAAAATTAAAATCATTGTATTAAAAAATATATTTTATAAAATCATTGTATTAATAAAACTATTAAAACAATAAATTAAAATTAATGTGTTGAAAAATATATTTTATAATTTCATTGTATCAATAAAAGTATTTAAGCAATAGATTAAATTCATTGTATTAAAATATTTTTTTTATAAAATTAATATATCAATAATTTTATATAATATATTATTTTATAATAAATGTATAAATACATGTAAAACTTTGTAAAAATACATTTTTTTTAGCATTTTTACAATTTAAAAACGTATATTACATGTATTAAATGTAAAAATACATTGAATTACATATTTTTATGTATTTTTACATTTATTATAAATTAAAATAATATTTTTACATCTTAAAAATGAAAAATGCATAATTATTTTGTAAAAATGCAAATTTAAATGTAAAATTTTAATATTTTTACATAAAAAATGTATTTTTACATAAAATTACATTTTTTTAATAAAAAATAATATTTTATAAATAATATATAAAAATATGATTTTAATTAAAGTTTATAAAAAATATAACAGACCATTACAATAAAAAATAATTTAGATAATATATTATTTACTTATGATTTAAAATTTATTGTTTATAACATTTATTGTTTATAACATTTATTGTTTATAACATTTATTGTTTATAACATTTATTGTTTATAGGATTTATTTATTATAAACGATTTATCAATATTTCATTGTATAATCAATACTGTTTAGGCGGGATTGCGGCATCCGGCCGCCAAGGATTGCGTAGCAATCCGACCTCACATCATTGTTTAAACAATGATGATTAAATATTATTATTAAATATTATTATTAAATATTATTATTAAATATTATTATTAAATATTATTATTAAATATTATTATTAAAACATCTTTTTTTATTATATAATTATATCATGATATGTATTTTAATATAAAAAATATAATTTAAAAATAATTTGATTAAATTATTTATAATAAAATGATAAAAATATTAGTGTCTGAAAATTATAATAATGATAAATTAAATGATATATTATTAATAAATGATACAAAAATAAATGAAATGATTTTAGATTATGGTGTTAATTTATATAAAAGTCAAAAAAATATATTAGAAGATGAAATATTAAATAATCAAATTAAAATTAAAAATGATGAAATATATAATTTAAAAAATAAAGAAAAAGAATATGAGATTGAAATTAATAAATTAAAAAATGATAAATTAATTGAATTAACATCATTAATTGAAAAAGGTAAAGAATTAGCACAACAAGATTTTAAATTATTAATAGAAAATATATTAAATGAAAAAAATAAATTAGAAGAAACAATAAATATATTATTAAAAGATAATAAAGAATTAAATAATAAGTTAATTAATTTTTATAATAAAAATGAAAATAATAATTATGATATTATTAATAATAATATAGTTAATCTAAATGATAAATTTTCTAATTATTTTGAAAAAATATTTAATAAAACTACAGATAAAGGTAAATTTGGTGAAACTTTTGTTGAAGATTATTTAATAGAAAAGTTTCCTGATTGTAAATTAATAGATACTCATACTGAAAGTAAAAAAGGAGATTATTATTTTATTTATAATAAATTAAAATTATTAGTTGAATGTAAAAATGTTGTTAATTTAAAAAATAGTGAAATTGAAAAATTTTACAGAGATATTGAATATAGGACAGTTGAAAATAATGAAATAAATTGTGCTTTGCTTATTTCATTGAATGATACTAAATTATTAGCTTTTAAAAAATATTTTCATTTTGAAATTAAATATAATATTCCAATAATATTAATTAGTGATGTTTTTAATAATAGTGATTATATTAGATTTGCAATATTAATATTTATTTCATTAATTGATAATGGCATTGGTAATATAGAATCTGATAATTTTAAAATTAAAAAACTAATTCATTCTTTAAATGTTGTTTTTAATAAATTTAATAATCAACTGAATTTTATCCAAAATGATAAAAAGATGTTGAATAATATTCAATTATCTTATAAAAGAAGAGAAGAAGAACTATTTTCAATTGATATTTTATTAAAAGAAATCATTGCATTATATCCTGAATTTATATTAAAAAATAATTGTGAAGAAAATAATAATAATAAAAAATTTATTAGTATAGACTTAAATGATAATAAAGATACTAGTATAGAAAGTAATGATAATACTGATATTAGTAGTGAAAATAATGATGAAATTGAATATATGTATGAACCAAAATATTCTACCATTAAAAAGAATGAAACTAATAATATAATTTGTGAAAATAACGATGAAATAGAATACATGTATGAAAAAAAATTAAATAAAAAAGATATTTATATTAATAAAATTAAAAATAAAAAATTAGAAGATCCTAATTTTAGTATTACTATGAAAAATTTAGAAAAAATAAATATTCCTAAAATTTTTATTCAAAAAATTGGTGGTATTAAAAAATTAAATAATATTATTTAATTTTAGTTTATATTTTTATTTATTTTTTTATATTGATTATAACATTTATTATTATAATCAATTTATCAATAATTCATTGTATTAACATTACTGTTTAGTCGGGACTTAAAACTCGGCCCAGGATTTGCTTTAGCAAATCCGACCACATACCATTGTTTAAACACCATTGTTTAAACACCATTATTAAAAACACCATTGTTTAAACACCATTGTTTAAACACCATTGTTTAAACACCATTATTAAAAACACCATTATTTAAACATCATTGTTTAAACATCATTGTTTAAACATCATTGTTTAAACAATAATTATTTAAAACATTCAACTTTAAAAAACCATTTTTATATAAATTTACCATTTTAAAGATATATACATATTATTATATATAATGGAATATACATCCGATTTAATAAATAATTTATTTGACATTGAAGATTTTAACAATACTGATTATATTAAAGAAATTAATAATCTATTTGACGCATATAAACTTAATAATAATATTACTATTAATAATTTAGAAGTTATTAAATGTTTTGAAAAATTTAATAAACTTCATATTAATAATATTCATTTTTTTACACCAATGGAAATTTAAAATGCCGATTTTTAAATAAATTTTTTAGTTTTAATTAAAATAAAAGTACTTAAAAAGATAACACATATTATAAATAACAATGAATAGTTTGAAGTCTATATTGAATTGTTCTTTATGTGGTACTGAATTATTACTATGACAATAGATTAAGCTAAAATGCGAAATAATTCTATATTGTACCTTTAAAACTTCATATCCGTTCCACGACGGATTATAACCAAATTTTTATACCTAATCTTTGCCTTATAGGCGTTTTAAATTTCCATTGGTGTAAAATTAAATTTCATATAAAATCTTTTTTTGGCAAACAATATAATATTACTTTTTCTAATAAATTTTTAAACTGTTTTAACTTCTTATCAATAGATAATAACAATGATATTAAAATTATTAAATTAGTTGAATTCTATATTTTTGCTGATTATTTATTAATATCTAAAGCTTATACTACTAATATTACATATATTTTAATGTCTTGTTTAACATCATATTCTAGAAGTTGGATTGAATTAAATTTATCACATATTTTTATTAATATTATTGACAATTTTTTTAATAATAAAATAATGGAATTATTATTATGTGAATTAAATTTTTTTCTTTTTAAAAATTATCATGATTCTATTAAACTTTTATATAATAAATATAATAAATATTTAGATCATCCTTCTAAAAAAACTCACCTTTTAGATTATTATTTTTATTTTGACCATACTACTTCTACTATTATTGATAAACAAAAAAAAGGTAAATATAATATTGATAAAAAAGACCCTAATTATATGTTTTATAAATCTCAATTTTTAAATAATATTTATAATAAATTGATTTCTAAATTTAAACCTATTAAATATTTTTGTAATAAAATTATTAAATTATTAGATTTTAAATTTAATTATTATAATATTGACGATAAATATGCAATTGATAATATTATCTCTTTATTTAATTTTAATAATGTTGAATTTTCTTTTTCATATATTAATTATATACTAATTGCAACTGGTAATATACAATGTTTTGACGATTTTTATAATTATTATATTTTAGATAAAAGAGATTTCCTTTATAAAGCAATCGATTTTGGTCATGAACATATTGTTAAATTTATTGTTGATAGTAATATTCATATTCCTGACGATAATATTAAAACTTTTAAAAATAGAATTAAAATTTCTCCTAATAAAAATATTATTAATATGATTGATTTTATTTATAAATCTGATAAATATACTGTTGATAAAAACGGATGTATTGATAAATTTGGTAAAATGGATGATTATGTTAAAATATTTTCATATGATTCTTATGATTTGGTTTGGAAATGATTGGAATAACAGATTACTTACTTTAAAAAATACTATTGATTATTGGTATGTTAATAAAACTGAGAAAACATTAGAAGAAATTAAACTTTTTTTCGATGAATAATATTTTTTAAAACCATTGTATTCATAATATATTTTATAACAAAATATTCAATAATTCATTGTATAATCAATACTATTTAGATGGGACTTAAAACTCGCCCCAGGAATTGCGAAGCAAATCCGACAAGAGATTATTGTTTAAACATCATTGTTTAAACAATGAAATATATAAATTATGTTTTTATAATAATTCAAAAATATATATTAATAAAATAATTCTATAATTTCGATTGTTTTTTCAGTAGTATTATCAATCCAATATTGAATTTGTTCTTTTAATATTTTTATTCTTTCATCCCATTCTAATTGTTTTGTTTTCATTATTTCAAATATTCCTAATTTATTTGTTTTCCAACAACTACTTTTTTTTATTTCATTTTCTGTATATCCATCAGGATTAAATCTTATTAATACTATTGGTCTATGTCCTAAATCTTGGGATATTTCCATTATTCTTTTATTTTCACATATACAATCATATTTTAAATGTCTATCTTCATCAACTTCTACAATTATTACATGAGAACCCATATCTACTAACCAATCTGGACGTCTTAATGAACATCCATCTTTTATTTTTTTATCTTCAATTATTGTTAAATTTATAAATGTTTCTCTTAATCTATCAATTACATTCTTTTCTTTAGTTTTATAATTTCTAATATTGGGTTCATCCGGATATTTATAAATAAAACATCTTAAACAATAACCTTTATATTTTTTATTTCCATATGTTTCACAATGTTCTGTTTTACATAAACTAGAACCTTTACAATCCTTACAATATTTTTTATCTTTATTATGATTACATATCTGACTTCCTTTACAATCTTTACATATTAACTTACTTATATTATGTAAACATATTTGACTTCCTTTACAATCTTTACATATTGTTCTTCTTTTATTATGTTCACATATTTGACTTCCTTTACAATCTTTACATATATCTTTTCTTTTATTATGATTACATATTTCACTTCCTTTACATTCTTTACATCTAGTTTTTATTTTAGAATGATGACATATTGAACTTCCATTACAATCTATACATCGTGTTCTTCTTTTATTATGTTCACATATTTGACTTCCTTTGCATTCTACACAAATATATTTACTTTTATTATGTTTACAATAATTATTTTTTTTTACTTCCATTTTTATTAGTTATGTTATTATATTTTTTTTAGATTTTAAAAATCAATTTTTTTTTATTTTTATAAATAAATATATATTTAAATTAAACCTTTTTTTATAATAATATTTTTATATATAGATTTTATCTACAAATTATTAAATATATTGATTATAAAATATATTATTATTTTAATTTGTTCAATACATTACTGTGTAGATTAATGAACATAAAGCCAATTATTTCCGGTCTAAGGTCGGAAAGAGGAGGGCTCGTTAGCCCGACGACCCTAAATGGAGTGTTCTAAACATCATTGTTTTAAACATTATTGTTTAAAAACATCATTGTTTTAAACATCATTATTTAAAAACATCATTGTTCCAAACATCATTGTTTAAAACATCATTGTTTAAAACATCATTGTTTAAAACATCATTATTTAAAAACATCATTGTTTTAAACATCATTGTTTTAAACATCATTGTTTTAAACATCATTGTTTAAAACAATATTATTTTATAAAAAACATTACCACCATCTTTTACCTTCTAATTTTTTTTGCATTTTATCTAATTTTTCATTTAATTCATTCATTTCCTTTTTATGTTGATTTTCCATTTTATCTAATAAATATTTATTTTGCATTTCGATTTTATCCATTAAATATTGATTCTTTAATTCCATCTTCTCATTATTTAATTCCATTATTTTATTTGTTGTAAATTGGTGATATGCACCAAATGTCATAGCTCCTAATGCACCCTGACCTATCGTTTTTATTGTATCCATCGTTATTATTTGTGTTTTACTCATTTTATATATATTATTATTTTATTTTTATATTTATCTTTTATTATTAAATTATATTATTTTTATTATTTACACTATTGTATTTAAACATTATTGTTCTAAACATTATTGTTTAAACATTATTGTTTAAACATTATTGTTTAAACATTATTGTTTAAAAAATATTATTAATCACACATTATACATATTGATTTTGTAAGTGGTTTACTTACATAAATATTGAATTTATCACTATTTCTAATTTTTTTTATGTCATTTATTAATAATTTGGTGTGTTCATTAATTCCTTTATCTGATAGAATACAACTCTCATCAGTAAAATAGTGGTAGTAATCTATAGTTCTCCATTTTACACATAAATTTATATTCGAAATATTTTTTATTATTTCTTTTTCGTTTATTAAATCATATATATCTAAAAATATTTGTTTCTTTTCTTCTTCACTTATACTTTTTTCTATTTTGATATTCAATATATGTGAAAAATTACCATACTTTTCTATATATTGTTTAGAAAGAGTATCCATGTTTATTAATTATATTAATATATTTTATAATCTTTTTATATTATTTTTTTTATAATAAGATTTTTACATATTGATTTTACTCACAATTTTTATAAAACATTGATTATAAAAAATTATGTTATAATCAATTCATCAATACATTACTGTGTAGATTGACGAACCTAAACTGACCTGACCCAGGTAAAACGAGGAACACTCGTTAGTGTTCCGACTTTAATTGTTTTGTTTATACAATAATGTTTTAAACATTTTTATTTTTATATAATATTATATAAAATGAAATTATAAAAACATTATTCTATTTTAAATAATATAAAAAGGTGGGTTTTTAAAATATGAAAACCCACCTTTTTATAATAATATTTTTATTATTGTTTTATCAATATATATATATATATAATATTTTTTTACTGTGTATATAAAAAAGGGTGGGTTTTCATTTTAAAAGTCTAAAATATTTGACTCTTAAAAAAAAAAAATATTTTATTTTTAACTTTTTTTTTAAGTTTTATATTTTTGGACTTTTTAAAATGTATAAACCCACCCGAAAACCCACCCTTTTATATATTATTTTTTATTATTAATTTAATAATAAAAAATAATAATATTTAAATTTTTTATTGTATTATTGATTTAAAAAAAAGGGTGGGTTTTCAAAAAATTGATTTTTAAAATTTTTGGAAAAAAAAAAAATAGATTTTTTTTTAACTTTTTTTTAATTGTGTATTTTAGACTTTTATAAAAACCCACCCTTTTATAAAAACCCACCCTTTTATAAAACCCACTTTTTTATTAATTTTCTTCTTCTTCTTCTTCTATTATATCAGCTTTTTTTACTAATCCAATATAATATGATTTTCCATGAGTTTCTTTACTATCAATATTATATTTTTTTAATAATTCTCTTGTAAATTTAGTATTTGTATCATTATTTATTTTTATTCTTTTTTTTATACAATATTCATCATAACATCTTCTAAACTCATCTCTTAATATTTTCTCTTTTTTAATAAATTCTTTAATATCATAATATTCTTCAATAAAATCTTTTAAATAATCTTTGGTATTATTTTCAATATATTCATTTTTTGAACTTATCATTTCTTCAGTTAAATCAAATTTGTCTTTTATATTCCCTTTTTTCATTATAAAACTAAATATTAGATCTTTTTTATTCATCATTTCTTCTTCATAATTTATATTTACATCAAATCTATTATTAAATGGAATTATTATTATTCTATCAATAATTGCTTGTTCTGTATGAAATTTTGGCAGTTCATTCGTCAATACACATAAATTTGTAGTTGGTTTTATTGTATTATTTGATTTAAATAATCCTCTTGAATCCATATCATCACCACCTGATATTTTTTTTATTATATCAATGTTTAATTTATGCACTTCTTTTAATTCTGTTATATATCCTAATCTAGATTTATCCAATTTTTCAAATTCTGTTGTTATTGAACTTTTATTTGCTCTTTCTATTATAACATCCGTACTTATGGTATCTATCGCTTTTTGAAATATTTTTACTAATAATTTAAACAATAAACTCTTACCATTTGAACCTATCCCTGTAAAAAAAAATAAATATCTTAATTTTAAACCACTAAATATAGATTTTAATATATCTAATACACTATATACCATCCTTTCATTATTACAAAATAAATCCATAAAATATTTCATTATTTCATTGTCTTCTTCTTCTGTCATATTTATATAATTTGCATTACATTCATAATTAAATTTATTTTTTATTGTTCTTTCATAAATTTCTAATGTTTTCATATTAAACATTTTCCCATTTTCTAATGGAAGTACATATTTCTCTCTATTCATATCATTATCAAAATCACTATTTTTTATTTCATCTTTTATTTCTTTTAAAATATTATTTTTATCAGTTGTTTTTTTTAATCGACTACTTATTATTTCTATTTTATTTATTTTTCTTTTTATTTCTTCTTTCTCTTCATCTTTTAAATTATATTCTTCATATATTTTTTTATAATAATTTTGATATAATATAAATTCTTCATAATAATCATTTGATAACATCTTTCTTATTGTTGTTCCATCATTATCTATTTGCCATATATTTTTTTCATTAAATGTATAAAATATATTTTCTCTTACATATACAAATTTATAACCATATAAATATGTAAAAAATTTCGCATAATCATTTTCTCCTTGTGTTCTTAATATTTTATTTAAATATTCTATTTTTGTATTATCTGAATAATTTTTTAAAATATCTTCTTCAATATATTCTTTTCCATCTTTCCAATTTTCTGGTATTTTTATTATTTTTTCTGGTTCTTTAAACAATATTGTTATTTTATAATCTAAATTAATTTCTTCATTTATCTCTTTATTTAGTTTTTCTAATAATTCATTATTATTATAATGTAATCCATATATCATTAAACCATCATAACTATATACTCCTATTTTATAACCTTTATTTTCTAACAATGACTTTAATATTAATATTAATTGAGATTCAAAATAAAAATAGATTTTATTCATTAATTTACCTTCTAAATTTATGTCTTCACCGCGTTTTATTTCTTCTTTATTTTTTTCATTTATTTCTTCTATTATACTTTTGAAATCTTCTATTTTTAATAATTCTTTTTGAATTTTTTTTATTTCTTTATCAAAATCATTAAAAAATTGATTTTTTATTTTGTTTATTCTTTTATTATAATTTATTGATGCCGTAAATATACTTTTATGTAAATTTGATTTTTCTAATATTTCATTTCTATTATTACAATAATATTCTAAATTTGCACATTGTATATTATATTTTTTACAAATATTTAATATTATTGTTGGTTGACAATTTTTTATATCTATATCTGTCATTATTTCTTCTGTTAAAAAATTCTTGATTTCTCGCGGTAGATTTTGGATTGAATCTTTACTATAAAAACGTCCACATTTATTTTTTGTCCATGTTATTTGATTTATTAATTTATTATTTATTGTTTCTATACAATATTTTTGAAGATTTTTAAAGGTTTGTTTCCTTTCATCTTCATTTTTATAATTATTATCATATTTATGTCTTAAATTCATTATCCTTTTAAATTCTTCATAACCCATTGTTAATAAATATTTAAATCTTTTGATGTCATTGAATTCTTCTGTTAATCCAAATTCTTTTATTTCTGATATGTTATTCATACTTTTCCTATATATTATATAATATAATTTTCTTTATATATTTTTTTTATATAAACTTTTTATTTAAAATCTTTTTTATATTTTTAATATATATATACTATTATAAAATGTCAAATAATGATAATATTGAAAATATTAATATAACTCTTAATGATGGAATTGAAATTGATAAAGATATAAATAAATATGATAATGATCATAAAGATAAAACATTAACTATTGCTGAAAGACATTATCAAAATCATTTAAAAGCTGTCAGAAAATATCAACAAAAAAATAGAGATATTGTTAATCAAAAAAATATTAATAATTATATTAAAGTTAAAAATACTAATCAAGATTATTATAATGAAATTTTAGAACAAAAAAAAATACATTATAATAATAATAAAGACCATATACTTACTACTAAAAAACAATATTATATTGATAATGCTGATGCTATTAAAGAAAAAAGACGTTTATATTATCATAATGTCGTTAAACCTAGAAAAGAACTTATGAAAATTAATAAAAATATTAACTAACAATATATTTTCTCATTTTAATATATTGATTTACTCACTTTTTTATTAACATTGATTATAATACTATATTTTATAATCAATCACTCAATACAAAAATGTTTCGATACTTGACCGGAGATTCTTCGCTATTTTCTAGAACGAAGTCGAAAAAAATACATTACTGTTTTGACCCCGGGGTTAAGAGTTCGACTAACGAGTCGAACGACCTTCACTTTGTTTTTATAACATCAGTGTTTTATCATTAAACTGAGGTCGAAATGCTAGCATTCCTTGCGCCGAGTTATGACCTCGGCATAAGAGTTCGACTCGTTAGTCGAACGACCTTCACTTAGTGTTTAAACATCAGTGTTTTATCATTAATGTGAGGTCGGAATGCTAGCATTCCTTGCGCCAAGATTTAATCTCGGCATAAGAGTTCGACTAACGAGTCGAACGACCTTCACTTAGTGTTTAAACATCAGTGTTTTATCATTAATGTGAGGTCGGAATGCAAGCATTCCTTGCGCCAAGATTTAATCTCGGCATAAGAGTTCGACATGTTAGTCACACGACCTTCACTTAGTGTTTTTAAACATCAGTGTTTTATCATTAAACTGAGGTCGGAATGCAAGCATTCCTTGCGCCAAGATTTAATCTCGGCATAAGAGTTCGACTCGTTAGTCGAACGACTTTCGCTAAGTGTTTTTAAACATCAGTGTTTTATCATTAAACTGAGGTCGGAATGCAAGCATTCCTTGCGCCAAGATTTAATCTCGGCATAAGAGTTCGACATGTTAGTCACACGACTTTCGCTAAGTGTTTTTAAACATCAGTGTTTTATCATTAAACTGAGGTCGGAATGCAAGCATTCCTTGCGCCAAGATTTAATCTCGGCATAAGAGTTCGACATGTTAGTCACACGACCTTCACTTAGTGTTTTTAAACATCAGTGTTTTAAAACATCAGTGTATTAAAACATCAGTGTTTTAAAACATCAGTGTATTAAAACATCAGTGTTTTAAAACATCAGTGTTTTATAACATCAGTGTTTTAAAACATCAGTGTTTTATCAATATTATGAGGTCAGAACTCGGCATAAGAGTTCGATATGTTAGTCTCACGAACTTCATTTTGTCTTTTTTATACATCAGTGTTTCACATCATTGTTTTATCTTTATTGTGAATAAATATATGCAAATGCAAATGCAAATGCAAATGCAAATGCAAATGCAAATGCAAATGCAAATGCAAATGCAAACATCCATCCGTCGAGATTTAATCTCGCATTAACTGTTCGACATCTTTGTCCTACCACTTTCACTTAGTGTTTTTTTGTCTTTTTATACATATGTCTTTTTTCATTAAAGTGAATCACATCGTATTATTGGTACTCGTTCATTCCAAGCATATAGAAGTATGTTTTCAAATAATTAGTTTCAATAAATTATAAAAAAAAAATGATGCTAAAAAATTCATTATATTTGTCAGCATTTACTTCAGAAAATATAAGAACTTAACATATTTGTTTCCATTTTTATCTTTATACCATGTCGATTCCATGTGCACTAAAAAAAAGATTAATTGATATGGTTGGTATGGTTGATTTACAACAGGTGTCAAAGAAATTATGTGTTGATGCACAAGTTGATGCACAAGTTGATGCACAAGTTGATGCACAAGTTGATGCACAAGTTGATGCACTAGATGATGCACAAGTTGATGCACAAGTTGATGCACAAGTTGATGCACTAGATGATGCACAAGTTGATGCACAAGTTGATGCACAAGTTGATGCACAAGTTGATGATATGAATTTTGAGAAGCTCGTGTGTGATGCTAAAGCTGCTACGAAAGCTTCTTTGCAATCATCAATACAAAATAATACGAAAGCTGCTGTACAACGCTATAAAGAAATAAAAATAGAATATTGTGAAGCTTTAACTAAAGTTACTGAAACTCATAATGCTTCCATCAAATGTCATCAAGATTATATGGAAGCTATTCGCGTAAAAATAAATGTACCTAACACAAAAAATATTAGTGCATATATGATTAATGTTGATAAAGCTAAAAAAGCTTCCAAAAAAGCTAATAGAGCTAACAATAAAGCAAAAGGCTCTATTAGCTTTTTTGGAAGAAATCTTGATTCAGCCAAAATGGAAGTAAATATGTGGGTTAATATCCGAAACTTCATTTTGTACTATCGTAAAAATATTGAACAAATGTTTAATAACTTTTTTGATATTGAAACTGCATGTGCAAAAAGTTTTTCTCGAAAACAGCAATTTATTGCCATGAAAATTGAGCAATTCAAAGCAATGTTCCATAATGTTATATTGCATCATATTTGTCAAAAAACATCATGTGTAAGACATCAGGAACTTTATACTAAGTATATAAAGCTCTATAATGAAGAGTACAAAAAATTTTGCATAGAATGCGAAAAAATCAAATACTCGGAATTACATTGAGTGTGAGTTTTCAAATAAGCACCGCAAGTTTTGTGGTATACTTTATAAAATATGAAAATTATTGTCGAAAGAAAATTCGATTCTATATTTTATAAAAAATTGATTTTTTTATTATACTTATTTACATAAAATCCATAATTATTATAAAATATATAAATATAAAAAAATGTCGTTGAAAAGAGAAAAATGTATATACAGTTTAGCAACACAAGAAATTATGAAATTACGTAAAAAAATTGTTTTACATGAATTAAAACTTCTTGAACTAACTAAAAAAACAATTATATATGAAAATCAAGAAATGATTGCAGCTAATGTTGTGACAGCATTTAAAAATAGAAAAATTATCAATGTTATGGTTATATCTAAAACACAATCAGGTAAAACTGGTAGCATGTGTGCTACTATTAAACAATATTTAGAAGATTCTAGCAATTTAATTCCGATTGAAAATATTTATATTATTACTGGTTTATCTTCTTGTGAATGGAAAGAACAAACTAAAGAAAGAATGCCAGAAAGTATTCAAAAAAGAGTTTTTCATAGGTCAGAATTGCCAAATACATTTGTCGATGAAATTAAAGATAAAAAAAATATTTTGATTATCATGGATGAAATACAGGTTGCTGCTAAAAAAGGACAAACTATTTATTTAACATTTAGAAACGCTAATTTATTGAATAAAAATATTTTATATCAAAATGATATAAAAATTTTAGAATACACAGCTACTCCTGATGGTACTATTTACGATCTAATGAAATGGAATGATGCTTCGACTAAATTCCTAGCAATGGTTGGTGATAAATATATTAGTTCTTTTGATTTACTTCAATTAGGTAGAGTTAAACAATATAAAGAATTATGTGGATTTGATAAAGAAACACAGCAAATTGATACTATTGTTTTTGAAAATATTGAGGAAATTAAAAAAGATATTGATAATTTTGATACTCCGCATTATCATATTATTAGAACTAAAAATGGTATTGAACAAGATTTAACTATCATGAATTTTAAACAAATTTTTAATGATGATATTTATGATTATATTAAATATGATAGAGAAAGTGATATTGAAGATATAAACGATACTTTATGTGTAAAACCTTCTAAACATACTTTTATTTTTATTAAAGAGATGTTAAGATGTGCTAAAACACTTAATAAAAGATTTATTGGTATTCTTTACGATAGATATACTATTAAACCGGATGATGCTACAATTATTCAAGGATTAGTAGGTAGAGATACAGGTTATGATAATAATGGAGTGAGCATTAGCTATACCAATATAAATAGTATTATTAAATACGAAAAATTATGGAATAGTCATTTTGAAGATAAATCTGTTCAATGGAATTCTAAAACAACTAAATATGCAAACGGTATTCTTTCTGGACAAAATACTTTTAATGATCCTAAAGATTACGATGGTTTCTCCATTTCTAGTGATGATAGTGATAATATTAGAACACCAATTATTAGAAAATTCAAAACACAAGAAGAAGTAAAA